GCTTCTTGTCCGGCATCGGCTTGGGCGGCTCCGGTTCCGTTTTGTACGCATCCGGAATCAGCGATTCGTCTGCAATCTGCACGCTCGGCGGATTGAGCGCGATCTTGATGCGGAAGTAGGGCGTATCCACCTTTTCCACCTGCGCCAGCGTGAGGCCATCGAGCAGGTACTTGCGGATGCGCTCTGCTCGGTTCTCCAGCGCCTTCGCGCGCTCGACCATCGCTTTCGCGTGCTCTTTGATCTGCGCTGCGGTTGCTTCGAGATTCTTCGCGGCGAATGCGGTATTCATCGCCTTTGTTTCCAGATCCCCGCCGATGGCTTCCATCGTGTCGAGGAACGTTTGATCGTCTAGCTCCAGGTCTTCCAGCTTTGCTACGTCCGCGCGGTACTCCGCTGCGATCTCGAAAAGGTTGCTCATGCTTTCTCTCCGGTTGCCTTGGCGATAGCTGCCAGTGCCGCCAGCGCTCGCTCATCAGTGCGAGATACGCCGATTGATCCGCCGTGATCGCCCATCAGCGCAGTCAGGGCCGCGAACAAATCCGGCGCGGCTGCCATCAGGTGCGCATTGGCTTCTGCTACGGGATTATCTTTATGACCGTCGATGAAGCATGATGCGCACGCGTCGCCGATCTGTTCTCCGCTGCGCTCCCAATCCGACGTCCTTATTTCCCAAAACTGTTTGTTGTCGACCGCGTGCCACGGCCCAGGTGTGTGTTTCGTTTCCATCTCGGCTCCTTTTTGTCATCGCCAGACATAAAGCATCGGGCGTATCCGTTCTAGAATATTGCCACGAAATAAAGCATGGCGAGTATTATTCACGCATAAAATTTCGCTATGATCGCAGCGGTACGATTGCGGTGCGCTTGCTCTACCGGATCATCCTGCTGGCGCAGCTCCAGGATGAATCGCAGCATGTCTCTGCGCATTGTGGCTTCCGCAACGTCGATCTCTGCTATGCGGATCTGCTCGCGAATGTGATCGAGCGAAACGGCGATGACGGGTACGGTGTTGTCTAAGCGATTCATGCTTGCTCCTTTTCCCAGTCGCTATACAGCGCCTTTCGCGCCGTGCCCCAAGATCCGTCTTTCTTCTTTGCGTTGCCGACTACCCATACCGAACCGTAACTAAACGTCTTCACCTCGGCCACGCGGAACCGCTCGCCTTTGCACACCACTATGTCGCCTATCGCGATGCCCGCGTTGCGGTAGCGTTCTTCTTCGAGCAGCTTGTTCTGGCGTTTCAGTTCGGTTTCCAGATTCGCGATCCGGCTCATGATCGCGTCTTCTTCTTTGCTTCGCTTCATTCTGCTTTCTCCTTCAATCCGCGCCATTCAAACCCGCCTGCGTGCTCTGCTGCATCGCTGCGGGTGTACATATAGATGCTCGCTTGCTCTGGTGTCGATGCGGAAAGCGACCATCGTCTCCCGTCCCAGTAGCTGAACCAACGCACGATCTTGCCGTTTGCCTTCACTCGCACTTCGTACACGCCGACATGAACCGGCGTAATTTCTCTCGGGTGCCACTCACTCAATGTCTCCATGCTTGTTCCCCTTGGTGCGCCGCTAGAGCGTGCTAGCGGCGCGGTCGTTGTTGGTTAGAACGGGATTCCCGAATCATCGAAGTCGCTCGGGCCACCGGCCGGCGCATACTGCTGTTGTCCTGCCGACTTCTTCAGCGGACGATCGCGCAGGGCGGCAACCAGCAAGGGCAGCTTCGCCGGGCTCGTCTTCCGGTCGAGGATTTCGGCTGCCGTCAATTCGGTGTCAGCCTGGAACACGGCATTCAGTCGGACGCTCCAGCCGGTCTCGCCAGTTTCAACACCGTTTTGCTTCTTGGCGTATTCCTCCATCGCCAAGAGGACGCCAATCGGCTTGTTCAGCAGTTCGGGAAACTGAGTCAGCGTCTTTTGTACGTTGCCGCCGGCTTCCTTGTCCCATACCGTCGACACGGCTTTTGCCGGCTTGATGTCGCGCACGCCGAGGACGGTCATGATCGCCATGAGCGTGCCGTAGTCGCCGAGCTTTTCGCCGTTCGACTTGATCGTGTAGATAGAGAAGTTCGACTTCTGCCCGTCGTCAGTCTCGAAGGTGAAGGCGATGCCACGCGTTCCGCTCGATGCGGTGATGTCCTCTGCGCGTGTGAACTTGCCAACATACTTGCCTTTCTCGTCGATAAAGCTGGTGCGTTGCTCGGCCTTGCGCGCGGCTTGTGCGGATTCGTTGTTCAGTGCGTACATGTCGTTTGTTTCCTTTTTGAGTTAGGCCGTAGCCGGTTGGGTGATGCCGTAAAAGTCGGTGATAGCCGCGTCTACTGCTGCAAGATCGTTGTCGATGTGCTGATCGGCGAACATGTCGATCGGCGACTTGCAGGTGTCGGATCCGTTGTTTTGCGTGCTGAAAATGTGTTGGCCGTTGATGAGCGCCGCTCGAAGTACGATCGTGAAAAGCGACTCGACCGGGCATTTCTCGTCGAGCATCTTGCCGATCGTGCGGGCGCGGACGTGGCCGAGTTCGTCGGTCGACACATGGCCGAGGAAGTACACGCGCACGTCGTCAGGCAGGACAGAGGCAGACATCATCACGTCCCATGCGCTCTTTCCGATCTCGCTGAACTTCTGGAACCCCGTTTCAGCGCTTCGGCGCATGAACTCGTTTGTCATCATCAGATTCCAGTCGTCGAACACGACGACCTTTCGTTGCGTCTTGCTCATCAGCGTGATGATCTGGTCGGCCTTGTCGGTAACGAAGATGTTGCCGACCGGGTTTTCCTTCGTGCGATACGACCAGCCTTTCGCGCGGAAGGGCAACGGCTTCTTAATCGCTTGGATCAAGAGGGTTTCTGCCGGGTTGAGATTTCGCAAGCTGGTCGACTTGCCGGTTCCGCTCTCGCCCAAAATCAAAGTTGCGATGCTCATTTGCTTCTCCTGTTCGTTCTTGCTCGTAAAGTTGCTGTTCTTCGCATTCGATTTGTTGCTGCCAGTCGCTCATGTCAGCAGCCTCAGGTTTTCGTGTGCCGCCCAAGCGCTGCCGCCGAAGCAGATCAGCGCGGCGATCGCCCAATCAATTGCGGCCCGCATGGCTGATCTCGTCGATTTCATCGCGCAGGACGCGCGCACGGTTCACAAGGAGGGAGAGCCAGCCATCAGCGGCGGCTTCAGGAAACATCGATGAAAAGCGACGCCATTCCAGATCGAAATTCATCAGAAGGGCGTACATGTCCGGCACCTTCTCCGCGATCTGCACCTGTCGATGGAGTTCGATCAGTTCGGCGACTGGGCAAAGATGCTCGTCGCCGGCCTTGCGCAGTTCTTGCATGAACACTGACTTAGGAACTGAAGCAGCCAGTGTATCCATTGCAGACAAATTTTTACGCGCAACAGGAGCTTGTTGCGGGCGGAAGGCTTCAAGACGGCGTAATAAGCCGTTGCGGGAGATGTTTTGCGGTTTCATCGACGTTTCCTTCTGGTTTGTTGTTGTGGTCTCATCAGTGCGCGCCTTACGCGCAGACCGCCGAAGCGGTTTCGACCTGTAAGGCCCGGCGTACCGGGCGCGGTGTTGTTAGTAGTGGCGGATAAGGCTGATGAACCGATCGCCGTAGATGCTTCGGGCGATACGCTTTGCCTGAGCGAGATCGTCCGCGGTCATGATGTAATGCGCGACTTCGTTGTAAGCAATCGCGTAGAAAACCAGGTAGTGATTCACTCCCCTCTCTCCGGTTGGTGTGCGTCGTTCAGCGCATGAGTGAATAATACACGCGAAGTATTAACAACGCAAGCGACTTCGCACAAATATTTGTGCGATCGCCTACGTTTCTTCTCGCGCCAGCCACCCGCGCCGCTCGAACGCCGGTCGTAACTTCTCGTGCGTCGCTTGGCGCAGCTCTGCGATCGCCGGCCCGATCTTCGTAGCTGCGTTGTATGCGGTGCTTCGGCTTACTCCGCACTCGTCGGCGATGTGCTGCGCGGAAGGGCAGTAGTGCGCGCCGTACACGAACTCGCGCATCAGCATCAGGCGAATGACGGCCCGATTGCGCACGATGCCGGCGAACAGGTGTTCGAGCCGACCGATCGCCGCGTGTCGCTCGCCGTTCTCGCCGCCGTATTCCGCGTCTAGGAGCGCCCGTTGATCGAGCGAGGTATGCGAGGCTATGACATCGAGGATCAGCCGCGCCTGCGCCCGTTTCTCGCTCGCGGATAGGATCATGCCGCCTTCCTTGCCGACGAATTCCTTGATCTCGCTCGCCTTTACTCCTGACGTTGCCCGCCAGAGATGCGCGAACGATAGTGCTGCCTCCATGCTTGCGAACAGCGGTACTCCGCGCATCGCTTCGTCATCACGCGCAGCTTTGCGCAAAGTGAGCGTTCCCCGAACGTGATTTTCCCGACACTCCAGACGCAGCCCTTGCATGTTCGTTCCTCGCGCGTTATCAAGACCTCAAGAGGGTCTTTGTATTCGTATTGGCGTAATGGCTTGCTCACGCAAACAGTCCCGTTTGCTCGTGCTTGACTGTGGGCGGCGGCTCGAATAACGACACCTGACGCTGAGCCTCGTCGATGCGCTTGCAGGCGATGTCGAAATACTTTGGTTCGCGCTCGATGCCGATAAACTCGCGCCCCATGCGCGCGGCGGCGACGCCTGTGGTTCCCGAGCCCATGTATGGGTCAAGGATGGACAGCGGCATGCCGGCCTGTTTAATGCACCACTCCATAAGTTCGACGGGCTTTTGCGTTGGGTGCTCCTTTGGATAAGAAGTGACAGACATACGGAACATCTTTCCGGGCTTCTGGAAGCTGCACCATGCAAGCTCGAACATGGCAAGCGAGAAGTTTTCCGGCTGCATCTTGTCCCATGCCAAATAGCACTGCGTCGGCGGCAGTTGAAAGTAGTTGCCGCCCCAAATGACTTGCCGATCGGATAGCGCGAGAAGCGCATTGATGTCGTCGCTATTGATGGGCTTGGCGTCCCAATCTAGCTTTTCGTGTTTTTGGCGAACCGGGTTTGCTGCAATCCCAATCCCGTATGGTGGGTCGGTAATAACCGAATCGACGCGATCAAGCGTCGGCAGGATCTCGCGACAATCCCCTAAATACAGCGTGGCCTCGCCGATGATTTCTGTCCTCACGCTTCCTCCTTTTTCTGCTCGGGCTTCGGCGCCGGGATAGACCACGCCCGCGCCATGACGTTCAAGAACAGCCACCAGTACAGGGCGGGACTCATGCGGCCTCCGCTTCGTCACACGCCGCGATCAGCGCTTCGGCGATCTTGCGCATCATCTCTACTGGCAGATCAAGGCGGATCTCGCCGAAGTATTCTTTCTCTTCGCCTTCAGTCATCAGGCACACATTCCCATCGGGGAAATCGGGCGATGGGCGAATGGTCAGGAAGTTGCCGTTGTCGTCGTCATACACGCGACGATGTGTTTCGATGCTGTATGTCATGCCGCCTCCATCTCGTTAGCCATCAATCGCGCACGGCAAGCGTCTTGCATCGCCCGTAGCGTCTCCATCGCTCGAAACACTGGCGGCGTATCCTCGCGCGTGCTAAACCAAATGCAGCCCGATCTATCGCGGCGGCCGTTGCATTTCACCTTGCCGCTGGTTTCAAGTCGCGATAGTGCCTGGCGCACCTTCTGAGCCGTAATGTCGATGCTGTCGGCGATCTGCTGAACGGTGGCGCCCTCGGGCTGCGTGCTGAGGTAATCGCTGATGCGGGCTGGAATCATGCTGCCTCCGAATCAAGGCCGCCCACGTCGCGCGATGCTCGCCGGTGGCTCTCCCAATCAAACTTCACGCTTACGCCAGATTCGCTCAGGCGGTCCATGAAGCGCTCGCCGAGATACGCCTTCAGGCTCGGTACGTCGAGGTTTGTCAGCAGGATGGTGGGCTTGCAATTGAGCCTGCGCGCCTCTAGCAGCTCGTGCAGCGTGCGTTGCTCGTCGTCGGTGCCGCGCTGCAATCCGATCTCGTCGAGAATCATCAAATCGATCGACTCGAACTGGCGAAGCATCTGTTCTTCGGTAAGCTCGGAGTTGCGCGACCATGTTCCGCGAATCTTGGTAAACAAGCGTGCGGTGGACGTAAAGTAGACGGTGTGACCGCGTGCCATCAGGTAGTTAGCAGCCGCGCATGCAAGGTGAGATTTACCGGTACCAACTTTGCCGATGCCGACTAGGACGGTGCCGCGCTTCAGGTGATGGTCAAAGTTTTGCGCGAAGGTATAGAAACGGTTACGTGCGCGCAGTTGTTCGCTTGTCGGGAACTCGTAATTGTCAAACGTGCGATCGCGGAACAGAGCAGGGATACCAGCTTGCTCCAGACGCGCTTCGATCTTCGCCTGACGCTCTGCGTGCTCCTTCTCTGCTTTAGCGGCGGCCTCGCGGTCTGCGTCTTCCTTGCAGCAGGCGGGGCATTGGTCGACCCTGATTGTGTAGACGCGCGTCGCTATCGACTTGATATGGAACTGGCCGTGCTTCTCGCACATGCCGAATTCGGCGGGAGCGTTCATTTGCGCCTCTGCAGGAAGATTGCGAGCGCAATGTAAGCGATGGTGATGGACAGGAAGATTGCGCCGCCAACCGCAATCTCAGCGGCGATCGACCCGAGCTTGAACCAGAATCCGTCAGCGATGCAGTTCATTTTGCGATCACCCCTTCGGTCCATGCGGCCACTAAATCATTCATACCGGCTCCTTGTTTGTTTTTGTACAACACTTCTGGTTAGAAGAAACTCTCGCTGTAGTCCATGTCAGAAAGCGATTTTGTTTTAGTAGATGATACACCAGATGTTTTAGAGTTGGGCGGAAAAATACCCTGATATCCGTTCGCAATCGAGTGATTGATTGCCGCCTTCAGATCGACCCCTTGCGCGCGGTAGGTTGCGAGCTGCTCGATTGTCTTCAGTGCGCTGCTCGGCGTCATCGGCTTTTTCTTCTCCCTGCGATGCTGCTCCCATTCGGCCCATAACTCAGGATCGAGCCATTCAGGTAAGGAGGGGCGCGCAGCGACCTTTTCAGTCTTTACTGCCTTTCTCGGTTCTTGCTTAGAATCAGTACTTACTAGTGGTTGATTACCCAAATCTGGGTTTCCCTGATCTGGATTACCCAAATCTGGGTTTCCTGAATTTGGGTCGGAGGGGGTCGCGCGCTCGCGAACAAGGTAGTCGAGCGTCCCGTCTGCGTGCTTCTTGCGTCTCAGATAGCCGACATTCAAGAGTTCGTTGATGATCGCGTAAACGGCCGTTTTACCGGACTGGCGCTGTCCTGCGCCTGCCGTGCAGTTGATCAGTGCCTCAATGCTGACGCGCCAATGATCGGGCTTGCCAAGCAGGAAGATGAGCATCCCGCGAGCGGCCCACGACAGGCGCTCGTCTTCACTGATCCGCTTGTCGAGAATGTAGAAGTTGCTGTCCGGGCGCGGCTCTCGGATGATCATGCTGCGTTCCTCTTGAGGACGGAAAACGACTTCTTGCCCTTGGTGCTGTTGCAGGGGCGGCAAAGCGTCTGCAGGTTTTCAAGCGTCGTCGGGCCGCCGTCGCGCTCGGAAATGATATGGTCGCAGCAGAGATCGACGTGCGAGCTGCACATGACGCACCGGTACGCATCACGCTCGAAAACAGCCTTCGCAAGGGTTCGGCTGATTTTCGCCTTCTGGTAGACGTCCCCCCGGCTTCTTGAGCGGATGGCGCCGGAGGCGTACATCTGTTCATCGATTCGGCGCATCATTTCACCGCCATTCCCGTCGCCCCACTCGCGCATAAACGGTGCGGCTTCTTCGATGGCCTTTTTGATTCGCCGATCAAACTTGGCGCCCGCTGCCTTCGCCGCCTTCTCGTGGGCGCGCGCCGCGGCCTTCTGCTCCGGCGTCATCCACCATTCGTAGTCGATGTCCAAGATGCTGTTCACGCTCACTCCTTGCCAGTGCCAACGACGCGCGCCGGCAGATCGCGCAGACGCAGCAGGTCGACGATCTGCATACCGTCGCCAGCCGTGATCTCGTCGCTTGCCATAGCGAGCTTCACTGCGCGGTCAGGCGTCACCGGACGGGCGTAATTCTTGATGTGATACCAAGAGCACAGGCTCATGCCGAGCTTCTCGCGCACCTGGTCGACGATCTTGCGGCCGTGCTTTTGATGGAACTCGTTTGCATCCATTTGTCGGCTCCTTTCGCCTGTTTGTC